CTAAGAGAGAATCTTACATTTGATCAGGCCAGAGTGCAGATCTTACACGAAGGAAAAGACGGTAAGGATTTGTACATGAAAGGTATCTGTATTCAAGGTGGGATCAAAAATGCTAATCAGAGAGTTTATCCAGTGCAGGAAATTGCGAAAGCAACTAAAACACTGAATGATCAGATTAGTTCAGGATACTCAGTACTAGGTGAAGTGGACCATCCAGATGATTTAAAGATTAATTTGGACCGTGTGTCTCACATGATTACAGAAATGTGGATGGACGGACCAAATGGATACGGGAAGATGAAAATCTTGCCAACACCAATGGGTCAACTTGTCAAAACAATGTTAGAGAGCGGTGTGAAATTAGGCGTGAGTTCCAGAGGTAGCGGAAATATTTCCGAGTATGGAAACGGCGAAGTTTCAGACTTTGAGATCATCACTGTTGATGTTGTGGCCCAACCTTCGGCACCAGGTGCTTATCCTACGCCAATTTACGAACACCTTATGAATACAAAAGGTGGTAACATGGCAAAAGGACTGGCGGCAGAAGTGAGAAACGATAGCAGAGCACAAAAGTATCTTAAAGATGCTTTAACCAACATAATAAAGGACCTAAAATAATGATAGACGCAATATCTAAATTAGTCGAGTCCGGAGCAATTTCAGAAGATGTTCAAAAAGGCATCCAAGAGGCTTGGGATTTGAAAATTAAAGAAAACAGAGAAGGCGTTTCTGCAGAATTAAGAGAAGAATTTGCCAAAAGATACGAGCATGATAAAGCAAACATGATCGAAGCAATTGACAATATGATGACTGATAAGTTATCAGAAGAAATTTCTAAATTCGTTGAAGACAGAAAAGCACTTGCTCAAGAGAAAATCGCTTATAAAGAAAACGTAGGCGCACACTCTGGAAAACTTCAGGAGTTTGTAATGACTAAACTTGCTGAAGAATTAAAAGAACTACACAGTGACCGAAAAGGTGTTCACGAAAACTTTAAGAAAATGGAAGAGTTTGTTGTTAATGCTCTTGCAAAAGAAATTAAAGAATTCCATGAAGACAAAAAAGGCGTTGTGGAAACGAAAGTCAAACTAGTAGCCGAAGCCAAAAAACAAATGGCTAAGATGAAAGAGGCTTTCATAACAAGATCTGCTAAAGTTGTAGAAAATGCTGTAAACACAAAACTTGCTGAAGAGCTAAAAGGCTTGAAGGAAGACATTACTGCGGCAAGAGAAATCAACTTTGGTAAGAAAATATTCGAAGCGTTCGCGAGCGAGTATCAGAATTCTTACTTAAATGAGAAATCTGAGACTAGCAAGTTGATGAAAGTTGTTGACGAAGCAACTCTAAAACTAGCAGAAGCGGAGAAGGCTGTCAAAGAGAAACAAGCGGTGATTGAATCCAAAGATGCTGAGTCCAAAAGACAAGCGGATTTGATGGAACGTAAGGAAAAGATGGCTGAGATGCTCAAACCATTGGGCAAAGAGAAGAGTGAAGTAATGAGTCAACTGTTAGAATCAGTTCAAACAGAAAAACTTGAGGCTTCATTTAACAAGTATCTACCACACGTGATGGCTGACAAGGCTGTGAAACAAGAAGGTGCTAAAGTACTTTCTGAATCAGGCGGCGACAGAGCACAAAGGGAAGATGCTGATATAACAAACATCCGTATTTTAGCGGGTGTATAACAACTAAACAAAGGAAGATTACAAATGTCAGATATATTTGAATCAAAATGGGGCGAAACTAAAGCCGCTCTAACAGAAGGTTTAGCGGGTAACAAGAAAAAAACTATGGACGTAGTTTTGGAAAATACTAAAAGGTATTTGTCAGAGCAGTCTACAGCAGGTGCTACAAGTGCCGGTAATGTTGCTACACTAAACAGAGTGATCCTACCAGTAATTAGACGGGTTATGCCGACTGTTATCGCTAACGAAATCGTTGGTGTACAGCCGATGACTGGTCCAGTTGGTCAGATCCACACACTAAGAATAAGATATGCAGATACAGTAAGTTCAAACACAACTGCTGGTGAAGAAGCATTATCTCCATTCAAAATTGCGAAAGCATACTCTGGTAACCAGAACAACACTACTCCAAAAGCAGGATCAACTGCTTCTTTAGAGGGTGAACCTGGAAAAAGATTATCAATCCAGATCTTAAAACAACCGGTTGAAGCGAAGTCTAGAAAATTAAGTGCTAGATGGACGTTTGAAGCGGCACAAGATGCTCAAGCACAACAAGGAATCGATGTAGAAGCAGAAATCATGGCGGCACTAGCTCAAGAGATTACTGCAGAAATCGACCAAGAAGTTATTGGTTCATTAAGAACATTGGCAGGAACTGCTTCTGAGACTTTTGACCAAGCGGCTGTGTCAGGTACTGCAACATTCGTTGGTGATGAACACGCGGCATTGGCTGTGTTAATCAACAGAGTTGCTAACCAAATCGCA